GCATATTCATCAACTATTTCATACCAATTGGCACCGTCAAAATATTCTGTTTTATTAGTATCAGTGTTAAAGCGTAATGTACCATCAATTGCGTCTAAAGTATCAGGTGTTGTTGATAATGTTACATTACCAGTTCCTTGAGTAAATACTGAAACTTTATATGATCCTTCTGTAAAAGGAGAGCCAGATGCTTCTGTTAACCCTGATCCTTTTGTTAATGTTACAGAGCTGTCATATTTTAATATTATCACACCACTACCACCAGCACCCCCTCTGACTGGACTACCATTATAAGCTGATCCGCCGCCACCACCGGTATTAGCAGCAGCATCAATTGGGTTAGCCGCAGCATTAGTACCGCCGCCTAAACCACCACTACCAAATACAGTTCTATTATCTCCCCCACCACCACCGGCAAAATATAAATTACCTCCAGAAACTTCTCCTACAGATGCATTAGCTGCATTTGTTGTTGAGATTATTGTAGTTGTTAAACCTATACCTCCGTTAGCTCCTGAGCTGGTAGCATTTTGTCCGGCAGCACCAGCTCCACCACCACCACCGCCTCGATTATTTGATGCGCCATTACCTCCTGCATTACCTTGGCCCGTTGTTCCGGCACCTCCTGTGCTAGTTCCGCTACCACCAGCTCCACCACCGCCAGATCCACCGCTTGCGGCAACAACAACATTATTATCTGAGGATCCTCCACCACCACCTATAGCAGTGATAGTTGTTGAACCATATGCTATAACAGTATTATCTCCACTATTAACAACAGCGGGATTTTTAGTTCCTCCAGCGCCGCCTTCTCCAATTGTTAAAGTAAAAGACTGTCCATTGTTTATACTACTTAAAGTATTAGTAAGAAAACCGCCGGCACCACCTCCACCAGCATCTTGATAACCACCACCACCGCCACCGGCAACAGCTAAGTATTCTACACTAAAAG